ATCTGATTGAACAGTAAATGCTGATGATGTGGTAGCAGTCCCTGCACTAAATGCAAATGATGAACCTGCACCAACTGGTCTATGAGTCATTATTCTTATAATACATTTAATAGTTATTTATTATTTTTGTTTATCTACTAATTTCTTCCCAGTCCATAGATGCAAAAAGTCTTGCATTTAAGGTATCACTTGATCCAACTAAAGTTAGTTCATAAGGTGTATTAGTTAATCTATCTCTTTCCAATTGAAACTTAAATAATGCTTCTTTTAAAATGTCTACAGGAACTGCTGACTGTGTGGATGAATTTAAAAATCCCGAGGCAAGTACTCTTCCTCCACTTGTAGTTCCTGCATTAAGTTTATATTCAATGGCACTATCTACACCGGCACTTACCCAAGTTCCACCAGAAGTAACTCCACTTGCTATAACTTTCCAATTATAGTTTGCATTATTTGTTCCACCTAACAGTGATATTGCAGTTAGAATTATAATAGCATCTAATCTATCTGGTGATGCTTTTAAACGGAGCGAAATTACAGTATAATCTGTTCCAATTGCAGGAAAAATAACTGGATTTGTAATTGCAGTACCAACTGCTTGTTGCAACCCACGAAGTTCATAACCACCTTCTGAAATTACGGTGGAACAAATTTGTTTTAATGTGCTTACACTTGTTGTCACTCCAGTATTTGTAATCTCATATCTTATTGGTAGAGATGCAGTTGTAATATATGTTGATGAGACAAGATTTGAGTGGTGAAATGAATGGCAGTGAATAAATTGTCCATCAATTACAAAACCAACCCTGACTGTTCCAAGTCCCAACCACTCAATATCAGTCCACATAATTTGTCCTTTAGATACATCAAGTGTGTATCCAGAAGGACCTGTTCCATCTAACTTATCTTGACTCCAAGAAGATTGTGGTACACGAGTTTCTGTTTGTGTTCCTGTTACAATACTTCTTTCTACAAAGCTAATTGCAGTAGTTCCAATTCCAGCAGACTCAAAATAAATTCCATTATCAGCACCAAAGTATCCTACTCTCTGACGAAGATTTGTTTTGGGAGCATTCATTACAAAAGTATTCAAAATTTGTAATGATTTTCCCGGTTGATATGAAAATACTTTTGTAGTTTCTCGAATAACAGAATCGGTGCTTCCTACACCAACAGTTATATCTACCAAACCTTGAGTCGTTACAAATCCAACTGTTGAACCAGTTCCAACAATTAAACTAGTAAAAAGATTATTATCTCTATATCTGTGAGAAGAATCAAAAAGTGTGAGTGGTGCTGCAATTCTTAATCTTCCAAAAGCGTCAAATTGTTCTTGACTTGGCTTATATAAATGAGACATTAAACTACCCTCCAACCGTCCCTATAAAAAAAAGTAAGTGAACCAAAATCATATGCAAGAATAGCTCTATTTCGCCCGTCAATTTTATCCGAACCTGATGGAAGGATTGTGATATATCTATTAGTCCCCTTGGATGCTTGTCCAAGTTCATCTTTTACTATGTAGGTGGTTCCTTCAACTGCCCCAGTAGGAAGAGTAATTGTAACTGCTCCAGCATAATTTACTCCAATGTAGTAATCATTTTCCGTAATAGTATACGACGATGATGTTATGTAAGTTGCTGCATAATATGCTGGACCTCCACCACCGGCATTTGATCCTTCCCATTTGCCAGTTGAAGAATTATATTTTAAAAACTTTTTGTTTACCTTTGCACTGTCTCTATCAACATCATCAAGAAACTCAAGACGAGTTTCGCCACTTCCACCTAATGTAGAAAGTTGTTGTTGAATTCTTGTTATAAACAGATTATAATGCTTTTGAAGATCATCAAGTGTTGCAAAATTTTGATCCAAGGGTGTAAGTGGATCATTTTGAACTTTAGTGCTTGAAGGTTCAGAGAGAAGTCCTAAAGATTTTTCTATGAGTGATGTATTTTTTTCATCTGTTTTTGGAGATTCTTCAGCACACCATTCATATAATGAATCTTTTTCTGTATTTTTTTCTACTATATTATCTACAATTTGTTGGACTTCTTCAATAACTTCTTCTACAATTTCTTGAACTTCTTCTATTGGTTGTTCTTTTACTTTGTTGGAATACAACCAATTTTCAAATGCTTCTAAAGTCTTTTCTTCTTTCTTTTTTTTAATCTTAGTCTTTTTCTTTAAAGTAGTTACTTCTTCAAAGATACTATTTAAATTTAATTCACCAACGATTGAGTTAAATTCCTCTTTTTTCTTTTTCTTCTCGCTGCTTACGGAAGAAAAAAAATCAGATAAATCTATTTTAACTCCAAAATCATCCACCTATCACTCATCCCCATCTTCGTCTGCAAGATCAAACATCGATGCCGACACACTTGGGCGGAAAGCATCAATTTTTTCTGCAGATTTTGCAAATAAAAGTTCCTTAATCTTGTCGCTCACTGACGATGGAGATTCATCAGCAACAATCATATCTAGAAGATCATCCATTTTTAATACCAATAGTTAATCGTTTTTATTTATATCTCGCCCCCTTTGGGCATTTCTGCTACTTTTCCATCTGCCTCTGTTGCAGCACCTTGAGCATCAAGATTTGGTTCCATTACTGGTTGTCCCAAATCCATACCTGCAGTTTCTGGACCTAAAGGAATTCCAGTTTGTGGATCTACAAGTGTATTTGGATCGGGTATAACTCCATCTTTAATTTCTTTTTCAATCATTTTATCCTGCTCAATAATTTCCTCATCAGTTTGACGAAGAATTTTTCTTCTTACATAATCCTGAGAGAAATACTTTCCAACATACGGTTCTGCAACTTGAACCATATTTAGTCTTTCATTTAAAAGTTCTGCGTCCTTAAGTTCGGCAAAATGATTGTCATATAAGAAATCGTATTGAATATGCTCATTCATAATCTCCCAATCTTCTGGGGTAATGATATTTTTAAGAATAAGTTGAGTTCTAAGCATATCGCTGAACATATAAGAAAATCTCTTTCTTAAACGAGCAACAAATTTGCTGAATTTAACTTCATCACGAAGAATTTCTGATGAACGACCAAGATTAAATCCACCCTCTCCATCCATTCTTGATGGTGGAACATTTAGAGAACGATATAGTTTCTTTTTAAAATATTCAATGTCGGTAATTTCTCCAAGGTTTTGTCCACCTGGAAGTGTAGAAATTTCTGTTCCTCTACCACCTTCTCTTCTTGGAAGCCAAAAATCTTCTAACATAGACATAAATTTCTTATCATCACGAATCTCGCCAGTATTTGCATCATATACCATTTTATTTCTATAACGCATCATTACATCACGAAGATATTGTTCTGCCTTTACTTTGGGGAGATTGCCAACATCAATGTAGAAAATTCTTCTTTCTGGAGCACGAGACAGACGATAGATGACCAATGAATCTTCAATCATACGAAGTTGATTGAGAGACTTGATTGCTTTATGAAGATATGATAATGATGAACCCTTGTTCCTATCTACAAGACCTGAAGTGCAATATGTGATAGAATCTCTTGAAAACTTGATTCCACCAGTTCCACCCAGAGATGATGGGTTAGTAGTTGGATAAGTCATCTTTGGATTATAGATGAAATATTCCTCAATTTCTGGGAATTCATAATCCATTGGATCATCAGCATTCACACCAGCAAGTCTATAAATCTTTTTATCTCTTTCTGAATTTTTTTGTTGGCGAACATAACGCATTTTCATTGCGTCTATGTAACGGAGTTCTTGTATACCTTCGTGAGGATTTTTTAAATCAATTACTTTATGGTAGTATAACCTTCCATCAACATACCAATTTCTGTAAATTTCGTGAGACTTTTTATCAAAGTCTAAAAGTTCTAAAATATATTTAAACTCTTCTCTTATCTTTCTCTTTATACCGTCACTTGCATTTAAATTTGATAATTCAATTGAAACGGGACTATCATTAGTATCGCTTACAATTGCTTCGTTAACAATATCTTCAATGGCACTATCACACTCTGGGTGAAGTGCCATTTCACGATATCTTTTAATTAAATCAAATTCTGTTCTATAAACACCTTCAATATCTACATACGAACCAAAAAATCCACTGGTTAGATAAAAATCACTCCCGTCCTCATTATTAGGAGCAACGGGAGATACAACACTTGGAGATACTGGTTCGTTATCCTCAATAGAGAATCCAAACAACTTTGCCATAATTTATTTTTAGTCTTTAATCTTTAGACTATTTATTATATCAGTTTTCGCCGGTATATGGAGTCCAGTATTGAACTTGGA